ATAATGAGTAACACAGTCAAACTCAAGCGATCAGCAGTCGCATCCAAAGTACCTGCAACCACTGACATACAGTTAGGTGAGTTGGCATTAAACACATACGATGGAAACCTGTTCTTCAAGAAGTCCGTTTCTGGTACTGAATCAATCGTATCAGTCGCTACACTAAACGGCACTCAAACCCTCTCAAACAAAACCCTAGCATCTCCCTCTATCTCTGGTCCATTAAAAGACAAAGATGGTAATGTTGGTACATCTGGTCAAGTCTTGGCTTCTACCAGCAGCGGTGTTCAATGGGTAACTAAAGATGTTTCAACATTAGATTCTTTAACTGATGTTGTTATCAGTTCGCCAACAGCAAACCAAGTTTTAGCGTATACTGGATCTATCTGGATTAACGCAGACTCTACTGCACAGGTTGCTTCTGCGGTTTTTGCTACCAACGCACAAACGGATCTTGGATATGTTTGGGACGATTTTCTTGTAGGTGATGAAGACCTTGGATTCATTACTGATATTACTGGATTGATTTACGATTTGGGTCGTCTACAATTAGACGGTATCGTATCGTTGAAAAATATTGACCAATCGGTTAAAGCTGACTACATCGGCTACTCGATTATTTTTGGATTCTAAAGGAATAAAATGGCTCGCCAATTAGTTGAAAAGTATATATTTGTACCAGATGTTGCGAACGCAGGATATGTAAAGTTTCCTGGGAAATGCAATGCAACACAGTTATTGATTATTGCAAACAAAACTTCGCAAAATAACATTTATGCGATTGGCGATCCAACTCGTGGCGGTACTGTTGTTTATGATCCAGCCGAAGATGCTGGATTCTTTAGTGAGCAGGTTGGTGTTACTACTGTAACATTTAACTATGATACATCTGATATGTCATCATCTGACGCTATTGCGATTTATACAGATGCTCCAAAACAAACTGGTAATATTGTTCGCCCCTACGCTTTTGGTGTAGACGCTATTGAGCGTATGCGTGTTGCTAATCCACAGTCACTAATTGACGCTGACTTTGAATATGGATTACAACCAACTAAGTGGCAGAACTATACAGAGATTCGTAACATTCCTGGAATTTATGAAAAACCAGGTCTTGACTTATTTTTGTCTAATATTACAACTGATGGTTCATCTCCGTCAACGATTACAGTCACAACTTCTGCGCCTCATGGATTATCCGTGGCAGATCCTGTTATCATTTATGGTTTAACAGGAACACCAAATTACGCTCGTGCTGAAGGTGCTTTCGTTATCGCCACAGTTCCAGACGATAATACTTTTACCTACTATGCTAAAGGTATTGTTGGAACCAGTGGGTTGTCTTTATACGGTGGATCTGCTTATGGTCGTCGTGGAGGTTTTTATGCTGGCTCTCAGATACCCGTATATACTGCAGTTTCAGATGAAGCAAACCCTTCTAGAATTACAATAACCTGTTCAGCAAACCATGGTTTAGTTCCAGGTGCTCCTTTGGTTGGTGTGAGTACGGGAAGTGGTGGAAATTACGGTTTGCTAACTGGTAATTTCTTTGCAGAAACAGTTCCATCTCAAAATACATTTACATTTACTGCTCGTGTTGGTGGAGTAGTTGCCAACAGTAATATCAATATTGTATTGCATACTCGTTCTGATGCATTTGTTTTACATCGCCCTTTTGATGGTGGTGTTCAATTGGGTAACTTCCTTCCGTCTCATGGAGCATCAGTTTCTCGTCAAACTAAAAAATACATGCGTTACCAATCTGGTAAAGGTATTCTTTGGACATCAGGTGTTTTGTTTAACCCTGTTATGAATCTTGATCAAATTTCTGCTTCAGCAACTGCTCCAGGATCTCTCATTACAGTTACAACAGAATTAGATCATGGACTACAAGTTGGTGCTGTTATCGAAATTGCTGGTGTTGTTACTGAGGGTTATAATGGAACATATGGCGTTAATACAATTCTTAGTGAAAACACTTTCACTCTTGTTGCTTCAACTTCATTAGGAAGTACCAGTGCAGTAATTACAAATTTACCTCGTGTTACTTTAAAATATTGGCATGGAGCATCCGTTCGAATGGGTGCGTTTGATGATCAGAACGGATTGTTTTGGGAATTTGATGGTAAAGAACTAGCAGTTATTAAGCGTTCTTCAACATATCAAATTTCTGGTTTCTGTACTGTAAATCCAGGATCTCAAGCTGTCACAGCAACATCTGGTCGATTTACTCAACAATTAAAAGTTGGTGACAGAATTGTTATTCGTGGTATGACATACATGGTTGGGTCTATCACTGATGATAACTCCATGACAATCAATCCAGCTTATCGTGGTGTCCATGGATCTTCGGGTATTAAATTATCAACAATTATTGATTATCGTGTTCCTCAGTCAGAGTTTAATATTGATTCGCTGGATGGAACTGGTATCTCTGGTTATAATATTAACCTGAACAAAATGCAAATGATGGGAATTTCGTTCTCGTGGTATGGTGCTGGTTTCATTGACTTTATGTGTCGTGGACCAGATGGCAATATGATTCTTGCTCACCGTATGAAACAGAACAATGTGAATGATGAAGCCTACATGCGTTCTGGGAACTCTGCGGTTCGTTATCAAACCATCAATGAATCCGTGAACGGAGAATTGGCCGACTCAATTAGCGATTCTGCTACAACAATTCCTCTTAAGGATGTATCTCGTTTTCCAGTAAATGGTGGTGTCGTTCTTATTCAAAATGAATGTATAAAATTCACTGGTGTGGATATGTCAACAAATGAATTGTTAAACTGTACTCGTGGGGCAACATTCCAATTATTCTTAGGTGGAACAAATAAATCATTTACTGGTGGTTCAGCAGTAGCCCATTCTTATGGTAATGGACACAATTCTGTATTACTAATTAGTTGCACTGCATCTCCAACATTAAACCACTGGGGTTCTTCTTATATTATGGATGGTGGTTTTGATCAAGATCGTGGATACTACTTCTCATACTCGGCTTTGAGTCAAATTATTCCTGTTGGCGATTCTCGTACAGTGTTCTCACTAAGATTGGCGCCAGCTGTATCAAATTCGATTTCTGGCAATCTTGGAGATCGAGACTTAGTTAATCGTTCACAATTATTGCTTCAAAAATTACAAGTTCAATCTAACCAATCTGTTCAGGTATATGGTATTTTGAATCCAGGAAATATTGATTCCGCAACAGATTTAAATTGGGATTCTGTAAACACAGTAATGTTGGGATCTCAACCATCGTTCGCTCAAGTTTCAAATGGATTACCATATGCAGCAGAACCAGGAGAACAAATTTTCTCCACGCTAGGACAACCAGACGGATTCTCTGAGATTGATTTATCAAACCTTAAAGAATTATCTAACTCTGCTATTGGTGGTTATGGTAATTTCCCTGATGGTCCAGATACTTTATCAATCGTTGTTAAACCACTACCTATTGGTGTTACATCTTACGAGGTTATTGAAAGATATGGTAAGTATAGTTTAAATGGTTATGGAAACCCAACAATTACTGTTGTTCGAGGACAGACATATACATTTGACATGAATGCTCTTGGACATCCATTTTATATTAAAACAGTACAATCAACTGGTACTGGTGATGCATACAATGATGGAGTAACTAATAATGGAGCTGCTGTCGGAACAATTACCTGGACAGTACCTACTGACGCTCCAGATATCTTATACTACAACTGCTCACGCCATTATACTATGGCAGGTACTATTAATGTTGTTGATGGTACTGCAGCTGCTGTAAACATTAACTTATTCTGGTCAGAAGCACAGGCATAAATATACAAAATTAGAGGAACTTTTAAATGGCAACCCAAGTACAGTTTAGACGAGGAACTACCTCACAAAATAATGCGTTCACAGGAGCGCAGGGTGAATTCACGGTAGATACCGAACAATGGACAATTCGAATCCACGATGGTACTACTGTCGGTGGTAGACAGGTTCCAACTCTAACAGCTACCCAAACCTTTACCAATAAAACAATGGGTTCC